GAGGTCAAAAGGTCGTTGTAGCAGTATGATAACAGCGGCCTAGGGGTCTAGCAATCTGGTGAATGCAGCAAACTCATAATTTGCCTAAGGCGAGTTCGATCCTCGCGACCCCTATTTAAAAAAATTTTTTCGGCGAAAAATTTGATTTAGAATTTGTTGAGGTTATTCGCAATCACCACGTGGCTAGAAACGTTTTTTATATTCCAGAAGGTGAACCACCTATATCTGCTGGTGAGTTTATTTTTAGTGACAAATATCCTGTTAGTTCGACAAATCAACCTTATTCTTTTGTTCCTTCTACGGAAGCGCAGCAGTTAGTAGATTTTATTCGTAATACTAAAAATTTAAATATCGATATTCGGCCTAACAGTCCCGAAGCTCCTAAAACTGCTGGGGGTTATTACACAGCTCTTAGTCCTGATGGGGGTCATTCGGACCCTGATAAACGAGCTATTTATTTGAATCCTGAAACAGGGAGTCTTTTTACCCTTGCTCATGAATCGGGTCACGCGCTTGACCCAACTCTTCCCAAAGAAGTGATGTCTGAAACACAAGGTCGAGAAAACTTTGATCAGATACTGAGTCCATATTTTGGTAATCCTGCTGAGTTTTTAGGTCAGTATTTAGCTACTCAAGGTCCTAGAGGCAGGCTTAGGTCTGAGTTAGAAGCTCAGAGGTACGCAGATGACTATTATAAATCTCGGGGTTTAGAAGATAACAGGAGTAAAGAAGATTTAGGGGTATACCCTATGGACTACATATTTAAAGGTATAGAAACAGTCGAACGTAATTTTACAGCCCCTACTATCCCTGCGAGTGCTGCCGATAAATTTTATCCTGCATACTACGATAGTGCTACAGTTTTCGGTCCTAAGGGTTTTTCTCCTGTTGTACGCGGCGATGCAAACACTATGGTAGACGTTAGGGATGATTATGCTCGCAAATTATTGAGTCTTAATTTAAATAAAGAGTATCAAGCCGCGAGGCAAGATCAACTTAAACGGGCTTTTGAACTTACGGAGAAAACGTTAGGCGGTGCAACTGAAGCAGGTAAATTTATAGATAAAGATCCTTTTCTAGATATTCCAGCATCTCGTTATCCTCTCCCTATTTCTTATTAAAAAATAATTTATGAATGAAGCATTTAAAAGCAGATTTATCGGTAACATACCTTTTTTTGGGATAGGTAGTCCGAATATTCCAGGTATTCCTAAGTATGGGAATATCGGATTTGTTCCGAATGTAGGAGGTATAGCTTCTGTAATTGGCAAGGTAATGGTTAGTGATAATCCTTACCAAACGGTAGATACAGACCCATATCAACGATTAGGTAGCGATTACAGCTTAGGAATTCCTCGTTTTCGTCTTGCTAGAGTACCAGCCGACTTTGTAGAGCGGGCTTACGAGCGACAAGTTGCTGCTGATGTTCCGCTGTAAGTTTGTCCATGAGGCGGCGTAAAAAAATTTTTCGCACGTGGGCGCAAGCTCTTGGTCAAAAAGCTTCGAGCTGCGATAAACAGGCTGATCGTGTTGCGATGGTGCGCACGATTATCTTTTTAAGTTATTTAATTACTAACTGTTTCATTATTGCCGGTGTGATTCGGCATTGGAATAGTTAACTTTTAGCAAAACACTTGCTTAGTGCGTTTCGGTTTGCTGACTATGTGCGCTGTATAACAAAAAAAGCCCCCGTGGCTGAGTATTTTTACTATGTTCACTTTTGGGACATGCCTAATCTCACCTTTTTTACTCTTGCCACGACGGTTTTCTTTTCTGGCGTTAGTTTTTGGATGCTTGCGCCTGCTTTAAACACTTTTTGAGCTTTTTATGGGATTTTTAAGCTTTCTTTCTGTTTTATCACTTCTTTTTTTGTTCTTAATTTGTTTTTCATTATTGACTATGGCGTCTGACCACGATCGTCGTTAAGCTTGGTACGCACAGAAAGAAGTCCTGTGCGAGTGAGTGGGTTGAATACCGGAGGGCTGTATGCCCTCTTTTTTTACCCAGTTAAATCAAACAAAAAGCTGAAATGTTATTTAATCGTTGATATAGAATAGTTTTAAATAAACTTTGTTCAATGTATACCTCCGTTGAGCCCGTTATGAATGACGGAATGGGTTTTCGAGTTACCGAATCTGAAGTTTTGGTTGATCCTAAAGTTGATCCTGAAGCTTTTTTAGATACTTTTATGCGGAGTGTGGGAGGTTCGCTTATGGCGGGTGCTCCTTCTCCTTTTTATTCAGGCATTGAAAAAACTGCAAATGACGCTTTATTCCGTTATGGGATGGATCAGACGCCCCGTGGAGCTGAGATTCGTCGTCGAATTGAAGAAATTCGCAAGCGTCCTTTAAGTGAAGGTGGTCTTGCTGGATTCCGAGGTGTTTGAGTTTGAATAATGACTGACGTCGGACACTCGATTTTAGTTTTTTCAATCGGGTACATGATTACTTGCTGCCTTGTTTTGTGGGTAGCATCTAAAATTTTGCCTTAGTCCGATGACGACGTTTTACACAGGACGAACAGGCATAGGTACAGGGCCTCATTTAGATTTTCGTGTTTACGATGTAGGTTCCCAATCTTATGTAGATCCGACGGGTTTTACAGATATTTTGCAAGTTGGCGGCAAACCGCTTGCAAGTCAGTATCGGATGACTTCAGGATATGGACCGCGTGTGGCTCCGACGCCAGGTGCGTCTACTTTTCATCGCGGTTTAGATTTTGCTACTCCTGAAGGAACACCAGTCACAGTTGCTGGCGGAAGATATTTAACCACTTTTAGTGATCCTTCTAGTGGAGTCACGAGTCAATATGCGTTTACACGCGGTGGTAAACAATACGAAGCGATTTTGTTGCACGGCAGTAATCAGAATAAAGTTTTAGGAACGGGTGCGTTAACTGATTATGCTGCTGTACCTAGTACTCCCAGTACTTCTGATGGTTCTCCTGAAGTTTTAAATACGGGTTTAAATGCTGTTGATTTAGTCAAAAATCAGTTGTTGAATTCTTTATTGGCGGGTGCAATGTCTGGTTCCACGCCTTCGAGCGCCATCCCTACTTTTAAGCCGCCACCGCTCCCCTCTTATGAGGAAGAGGATGAAGTTGGTTCTTCGTATTTAGATTTAACGAGTGATCAAATTAGACAGTTAGCGTTACAGGCTCAACAATCTTTTGTCTCGTAGTCGAGTGCAATATTGATTAAGTGTAGAATTAAGGCAGCTTGTTTAGTATTTATGAAAACTCGGATGGCTGGTGAGAAGATGAAGGCTCGTCGTGATGAGCGCCGTCGTCGCAAAGCTGAGGGGCAGCGTGGTGGAATGATGCAACAGGCAATGGTTCCAGCTTCGCAACAAACAGCTATTCAAGCTGGTCAAACTTATATGCAGGGTGTGCCTAAGATCGGCGGTTAAGTTTAGATTAAGACTCACATAGGATAAAGCGTAAAATCAAAACGAATAGGAACAGGCACAAGGCCATAAGGAAAATGGTCATGTGTTTGTGGCAAGACGCATTGGACAAAAATGAGAAAATAAAAAAGCCAGCGAGGCAAGCTAGTGGTGTAGACCTTGTGGCAGAGTCAGTCGAACTGAGATTCGTCGATGAGATAGGTCGCCGGTAAACCGGCGGCGCCGATCATGTAGTTACACATAATAGCATTAAGTTTATATAGTTTATTTGCTGGTATTCCCATAAGAGCAGCCATCAGGTCGCTGTCACACAATAAAGGTCTGTCTTCGTATACAGAACAGTTACCGTCGACCAGCATTTCGCATTTGCCAGTCTCATCTGTCGCATACGGAAAGTGCTCCATAGCGAACTTAAAAGCCGGGTGGGATGCGTCTTCTTTATGTTCGAGCCATTTTCCTACGCTTTTACAGCAGAGTCCGCATTGAGTACAGGGAAAAGTCATATCAAAATTTTGTGACTAGCTGCCAGCCAGTAAAAATTGCTGATTCCGCAGAGGCAAAAGCATTTAATGCGTTATCCACACCTCTTCGAACGTCTGGATGTGCGTAGTCATCGAAGATAACCAGTCCACCTGGTTTAACCATTGGGACATAAAGTACAGTATCTCGTGCAACAGAAGTCGAATCGTGGGCTCCATCGATATAAAGAACGTCAATCCAGGGTTCTGCTCCGTGACGAAGGCACAATTCGGAATAAGCAAACTGTGAGAATGCCTTCAAAATCTCAATTTTTGCTGCATTTTTAGATTTAGCCGCGTTTCCTCGTGCTGTTAGCTCTATTTTTGCTAATTCTGGGTAATTTTCCGGACTTGCGTGATGTTCTTCGCTTCCCGTGAATGGATCAATCGAGATGAGGCGAGAATCAGGGTGATCTAGGTAAAAATCTGACCAAAAACAAGTTGATGCGCCCTCATAAACACCGATTTCTACGATTTGACGGCTTTCTTCGGGTTTAAGTGCAAATTTCTGTCCTTCTGGGTGCGTGTTGAGCACCATATCGGTATTTAAGAGCGCATCGTACCAGCCTTGGTTAAATGTGTACTTATCATCAAGCTTCTTTTTTCCTTCTACTTTGATTACAGGGGCTACTTCTTCCTCCCTGAACTGGTTCATCAGTTCTTTGAACTTGCTGGTCATTGACTTGTAATGTTTTCAGTATAGTAGCAGTCTTTGTTCTGCTTGCACATATGCTGTATGTCGTGTATGATTGAGGTGTCATTAGACAACCCACATGACTGCTCAAACCAAAATCGACATCAAAGCAAACACTCGCGATTTAGTCGGAGTGGCCGCCGTTTGGCAGAGTTGGAAGATACTTGATGTTTTATTTAAAAACCTGTGGAGGACAGTATTTTTTATTGCTGCTCTTCTTGTTGGGATTAATATTTTTTCAGCCTGGTCTGAGTGGCAAAAGAAAGACGCCGAAGAGTGGAAGCAGTTCGACGCAGTCTATGATTACTGTGTTAAATCTCAAATGAAACAATACGGAGACTACAATCGTACAAGTTGCTTAAAGTACGCAAACGCTCATGTGCGTAAGTACGCTATGTAAGCTTTTCCTGATCTTAACTCGCATGGGGCTTGCCTCATTCTCTTGGTGTCTGCATAATGCGTAGGTCTTCACGATCTAGCATGAGCCGCCAAGAGGTTTTTTTTAAGTGTCCTCAGTGCCACAAGGCATTTGGACTTAAGAACTCTAAACTTAAAGACTGGATTAAACGCAAGAAAAAGAAGAAAACCACTGTGGGACCCTTTTGCGACTACAAGTGTTCCGGCAAATGGAATGCTAATAACGCAACAAAGTTAAACAAACTTTCAAAGGCGGCTAAGAAGTAGTATGCTGACACCGCAGCCCGAGTGCCGGAATCGGTAGACGGATCGGACTTAAAATCCGCTGACCTGCAAAGGTCGTGCGAGTTCAAGTCTCGCCTCGGGCATTTTTTATTACATCACATGCCTCACACCGAAGCTCAAATAGAAGCGCTTAGAGCACATTCGGCTCTGCTTGCATGTCCTAAATGCAAGACGCGCTCTTTCAGGACTATTGAGTCTCATATTGAGAAAAACTCAGTAAGACGTCGTCGTTATTGTTGCGATAAGTGTAGTTATCGCGAGACTCGGTTTGAGCTCAATTCAGCTCTTTACGATGAGTATCGTAAGTTGAAAAAGGATTTTAAAGCGTTGAGTAAATTTTTTGTCAACATTACTCATGAAGCGCCTGAAGATCTTAAAAAATCGGTGAAAGATATCCCTTGTTACAACTGCGATTATTTTGAGGTGCATGGCTGTACCTTTGATTTACCTGAAGCCGGTTCCTATGAAGCCGAAGGCTGTAATAACTTTTCAGCTAAAAAGGGTTAGTATACTGCTAGTGCTGTTATTTTTATGGACTCGATTCCTGTTCTGGGAACGGCTATCGTTAATACGCCTTACTGGCTGCATCGTTTATTCATGAGTATCGACTACCCAGTCGATAACTTTGTTGTATTCAATAATAACGGCAGAGGGCAGATTACTCACGAAGTTAATTTGATACGAGAGATACCTAATAAAAATGTGAAAAAAGTGCATGTTTGTCATCTCCCAGCGAACCTCGGGTGTTCCGGAGCGTGGAATTTAATTATTAAGTCTTTTATGAAGGCTCCTTACTGGATTATCTCGAACCATGACGTGATGTTCGAACCGGGCTTTCTTCAAGAGATGAATGAGAAAGCACAGGATTCTGATGTAGGTACTGTTCACGGATCTGGAGGAGGCTGGGATATCTTTTTGCTTAAAGATTGGATGGTTCAAAAGTATGGTTTGTTTGATGAAAATTTATACCCTGGTTACTGTGAGGATCTTGATTATGGTATGCGTTTTATTCACGATGATGTAAAACGAGTTTTAAGTCTCGAACATGGTTATTACCACGGGTCGAAGAAAAATGATTATTCCGACGGTAGTCAAACTTGGCGCTCTGAGCCCTCTATTGCTAACGGTATTCACTTGGCTCATGAGCTAAATAAAAGATATCTAAATATGAAGTGGGGAGAAGCCTGGCAGGCTCACGTTGAAGGAGAGACGCATAAGACTCCTTTTGGGGTATCTGAATTACCTGTTGATTTCACTACCTATGACCTAAGCTTCGTTCGTCGCAAAAATCTTGGATTCTGATATGGTTCCCGTTCGCCACGCTATCGAGAGTGTCTGTTTGTCTGTTGACGATGATCCATCGGTTCAGGCTTTTACTGACTATGAGATGATCTGTCGGGCAGTTGTTTTAGCTTCTCGGCAGAATTTAAAAATCGATAATCCTTTTGCTAACGCTTTTCCAGGAGACCACTACCGACTTCTTTCGGGTCTGATGCTTGAGCTACAGCCCAAAGTAATTGTGGATATTGGTACTCATTTCGGAACTGGAACCCGCGTTTTTCTCGATTATGCGCCTGGCGCACAAGTTCATACTTTTGATGTAACTCCGTGGGACCAGTTTGCGACTACATATTTAAATCACAAAGATTTTGTCGAAAATGGTGGGCGCTTGACGCAGTACATAGCAGATTTAAGTAATTCAGATGTTTTCTCTTCTTTTACAGAACTTTTGACTGAGGCTGACTTTATTATGTGTGACGGACCGAAAGATAGTAAATTTGAAAATAAGTTTTATACTTTATTATCTACTCTTAACTTTTCTGAGAAATCTCGCTGGCTGTTCCTGGACGATATTCGTTTTATGAGCGAAATCGGTAATTGGAGATCCGTAGAGAGCCCCAAGATTGATCTAACCTCTTTTGGGCACTTTAGTGGATCTGGCCTCGTGGATATTTCTAAAGGTTTTGAGTTTAGCCCTTGAGAACAAATGCCTTTTTACTCTTCACACCCAGCGCAGGGTAAGCTTTTTAATAATTTAAAAAGTCTTCTAGAAGTTAAAGGGCTTTCGTCTTTTGCTCTCAGCAAAGTTGCGGATCTATCTCCTACTACAACTCGTAAAATTTACTCGGATGAAAACTATATACCTTCTCCTGATGTGCTAGAGAAAATTTGTGTGTCTTTATCATGCAAGCCCGGCGATGTTTTAGACATTAGGAGTACAATGGATTTATCGGTTGCCGTAGGGTCTGGTGTTCTCTCCTTCTGATTACGAGTTAGCTGCGCGAGTTCTTGGTTTGCCCGTGCCACGCACTCAGGCGGAAATGGCTGCGGCTATTCCGATGACGGCCCGTGTGGTTCGTGATTTTGCAAGAGGTCTTCCTCCTGTTCCCGGACAGGATGCTGACGGCATGTACACAGGTGCCACACGTTCTTTGAACGCTATGCCTGATTGTACTCAGCCTATGGAGAAAGCTAAATTAGCTTCTCGTCTTCGGACTGAAGTCGAAGACCCTTATATGGACGAATATCTTATACAACTTTTAATGGTTCTGGAGCAAAATCCTGAGCTTGTTGATATGTTTTTAGAAGTTTTGAATAAGTTGGATATCCAGCAAGATGAACACATGGATCGTTTGTCTGCGCAACGTCCGGCTGAGTTCGATACGCCCAACTTAGGGGCTAATTATTCAATGTTGAACGCACCTTCGTCAAACGGTATTGCTCCTTCTGAAGGATATTTTCCTTTGAGTTGATATGAATATCCGCGAGCAACAACTTCAAGAGCGGGATGTTAGGCGCTTATCTCAGCCTACAAATCCTATTGAGTTTCTAAGCCGTTATATGCTGTCTAATTTTCCTCAAACATCCGCTATTCCTTCTAAAGACCAGAAACTAGGTTTTAATTTAGTTAATTCTGAAGATAATACTCTAAAATTAATGAAGAAACCCTTGAGCGGGACTAAATACGACAACCCCGGAGGCTTTTAAGTGGCTCGTTATAGCTATGTAAATCTTCCAGATGTCGGTTTACTTGCTTCTCGCCTGTACCCTTCTTCTGGTTCTATGGCTGCTCCTGTTGCTGCTACTGCTGCTAAAGGTCTGGGTGGTGCCGTAGCGGCTGAGTTGATCGCCAATGCCATCGGTGGTCTTTTAGGTAAAGCGGGAGATGTTGCATCTCAAGCAGCCGGTGCTCCCGGAGCTTTGGCTCCTTCACCCGTTTCGCCGGGTGGTAAGTCTAAGTTTATGCTTACTTTGGAGGACGAACGGGCTATTCGTCAGTATGTGGACAGCGAGAATTATCGCCGCAGTATGTTAAATATGATACCCGGCATGGAAGATCGTCCTCTTTTGGATGCCGATCAGATAATTAGGGACAGGGAAAATGAATTACGTATTTCAGCCTCTCAGGCTGGTGAACGTGAGCGTGCTTTAGAGAACATTAGACAGCAAGGGGCTATTCAAAGTCAGCTTGCCGGACAGCTTGGAACATCGGCTACGTCTGCTGGTCAAGTTCTCGAACAGGCTATTTCTAAAATTCTGGGTCGTCCGGGCGCAGAAGCTCAAGCTACACTTACTGAAATAGGGAGGGCAATCTGATGCCGTGGACACCTCGTGGTTGGGTTGATGATAAAGGATCTGCTTGGTCCGATCCTTCGAAAGAACCTTCACTTCAAATTCCACCTGTTTTAGGTGGTCCATCTCAATCTCCCGTTGGACCTATCGCTCCTCGCAGTATTCCTCCTGTAACTTCGAATACTCCAGGCGGTCCTTCAAATCAACCTCCTGGATATGTACCTGCAGACGAGCAATCCAAAGTTCCGGACGCGGGCGGCGGCGATGATCTTACTGAAATTCTGCGTGAGTATCTTAAACAAACAGCTTTAGAACGGGCCCAACTCGCTGACCCAGAGTATCAACGTGGTTTAAGTGATATTCAAGTTGATGCGTATCGGCGTATGGCCGATGTTGCTCAACAAGCAGCAATGGAAAAATCTCGCGAACGTTCGCGTCGTGAGATTGAATTGCAAAATATGAAATCTTGGGCAGATATTACTAGAGCTCAGATTGATAAAGAAGCTCGTCTTGCAGAAAGTCTAGCGCGTACAGCTTATATTGCTCATACCCCTAATGCTAATATTTTAAGTGCGTTAGCCCCCACGGTTCAACAAGCGACAGCAGCTTATAAACAACCTCAATCAGTTTTCCCTAGTTAATCATGGCGCTACCTGCAATTTTAACTGGAGTAGGTACAGCGGCTGCAGGTATTGGCAGTCTTGTTGGCGCCTTTGGTGGCAGTAGAAATAGAGGGAGCAGCGGATCTACTGGGTCTCCTGATATTGATTTTTATGAGCAGTATGGTGCTCAAGCTGCAGCCGCTAATAACCCTTTAACCGCAGCTATGCAAGCACTTAGTGTGCTGCAAGGTAGTTTAGGTGGGGCTTTAGGTCAAGAAGGTACAACTCTATCCTCTGCTCAGCTTACTGTCTTAGCGGAAGCTGCAAATCAAGCTAAGGCTCAGACAAATACACAGGCTTCGGAGGTTGCTCGTTTATTTGGTGCTGGAGCTGACTTGCAGAAACTTTTAGGTTCTGCTCGTATTCAAGCTGAGGCACTTGGACCTACTTTCCAAGCACAAGCTGCTCAGTCTGCTTACCAAGGAGAAAACGATTTAGCTAAAGGGTTAGCTTCAACTAATTTAAATATTAAATCATTACAAGAATCAGCTAGAACTCAGGCAGCTCTAGATCAAGCTCAAACTTTAGGTAATGTATTTGAAACTAGAGCTGCTACTGAAGGACGTCTTGCGCTTGGTGCTCAGGCTCTGCAAAGTGGACTACAGTTAGAACAAGCAAGAAGTTTAAGTGATCTTGCAAAAATACAAGGTCAAACAAGAGCACAGTTAGCTATGAAGCGTTTTGGTGCAGGACAGGCATTAGCTGGAACTCGAGCATTTGCATGATCCAGTCAAAGATAGGGGACTCGACCACCGTCGCAGCGTGGCTTTCTTCTCTAGATAAAACTCAAAAAGACGCTTTTATTCACTACTGTAAAAACAGTGTTAGTGATATAGAAGCTTATTTGTATGCTCGTTTTCTTAAGCCTGGCTATGTTGGTTCTATCTCAGATTTAACAGCTTATATTCAAGAAAAGTATCCTAAAGAGGACTTACGTAAAGTCTTATTAATTGAGATTGACTCTCTGAAGATAGACATTGATAATGTACGTCAAATGACTGTTCAGGGGATGCTGGATCATGCTACAGCAGCTACAAAAATCTCCGTTCTTCAAAAAGAACTCCGCTCCCATATACAAGCTGTTCGTCAGCTTACTGATGGCGTTGATCGCCGTGGTTTGCTTTTAGCAGGCGCTGATAGGTGTCTTCGTGAGTTAGTCAACAGTTTTGAGGATACACCAACAGTGCTTTCTCTGTTAGAGGAAGCATCATTAGTTATCTGGTCCACTATTGAACGCGAAGAGAAAAATTAAATTGTTTCCATAAGCGACAATATATTCATCAAATCGCACTTAAAGATTCCCATAAAGGAATCGTTTACACCTAGAGACATAACAAGTTCTCCTTCGTCTTCAAAACAACCGTAGGGCAATATGCAGGCAGGTTGCTTGGAAACAGGGTTTCCTACTGCATCTGTCCATGTGATAAGTTCATCATTTGTAGACCCACTAAAAAGTGGTTCTTTTAACATCCGCGTGATTTTACTGAGCTTTCTGTCTAAACAATAAGCTCCTAAATGATAAAGAAGATAAGGTCTTTCGTTAAAGTTTTCTACTGCCATGTGTTTCCAATGGTAGAAAACAAGCCATTCGTCTCCCACAAGGAGAGGAGATGTGGAATTGAAAGTAGGTGCTCCATTTGTTACTTGTTTCAAGCATTCACTGTCAATTGTGATTTCTTTTTCTCCAGGTGTTTTTATAGTTAATGGAACGGTTTCGTATAAAAGACGAAGCTTGTCGCCATCGCTAAAAAAGCACCAATTTTTTTCTGTCTTACCTTCTACGTGATTGTATCCCACGGGTGGGTATACTGCATCAACAAGTTCACCAAACTCATTAATAGCACCTACACATACTTTTGGGGTTTTGGTCATTAAAGACGTTTTAGTGTCCCATTTTGTTGCATACGTGCTCGTTACAAATTGTCCGTAAAGCTCATCATCTGGGGTTATGAATAATCTTGGATCTTCGTAGCTAAGACGATGAGGTTTATTTCTTAGCTTTCTGGCAGCAATAATTGTGTCATCTCCGCAAAGCTGACCAATATATAGTTCATTTGGAATATTGTTGTAATAAAAATATTTCATATCGTGCCGGAAACAAAAAGGCTCCGGTTGCACTCTCCAGGCAATTACAGTATGCCCTCTATGTTTAACAATAGATGGGTTAAAGTTAGCGACACTATTTTTATCTAAACCCTTGACTATTCGCACAAAAGATCCACCAAGGTCTTCTGCTTGTTTGTACACATTTGGAATACCTTTTTTAGGTGCGATCCGGAGCGGATGCACGACGTGAGAGTACACAGTGTGGTAACGGTGATGTTGCGTAGTCATTTGCAGATCTCCTTGATAGCCCGGCTAAAACCTTCCGCGATTTTATCCCATCGGAATGATGGGTTTTGGGTTACGTTATAGCATTCTTGTGCTGTGTGCTCTCTGTAGTCCTTATCCTCGTATAAACAGTTAAGAAGCTCTGCGGCATGATTTACATCGATTATTCCTCGTTCAACTCCTAAGTCTTTGTCGCGTACCCACGCGGCTACGTCGATTAAACACGCGCTATTTTTCCAAATATCTTTACAGGATGTGTGATTTGGGACAACTTGCGCTCGTTTACAGGAAGCGTGTTCAAACGGAACTAAACCCCATCCCTCCCCATCTGCTGTGTTTATTCCCACGTCACATGCGTTATAAACTTTATTTAAAAGTTCATCTGGCGGCGCATTTGTATAATCAATGTTATTTGCTGTCATTATCAGTCTGTTACTTGAGTCTATATTTCTTCGAGTCATTTCTGATTCGAAAAGCTCGCGCACACTCCATCCAAGATCCTTCTCGCTCATATGCAGATAAAGCATTGCGTCATCCTTATCTTTAGCAAATTCTGCAAAAGCTTTGATCGTTAGATCAATACGTTTACGTGGTTGATTTCGGTTTGCGTTTAAGACAATAAAGTTATTTTCTGGTAGTCCCAGTTCTCGTCTGGCTTGACTTCTGTCTATTTCAAAAAATTTACTTGTGTTAATCCCATGCGGAACAACCCCTATTTTCTTCGGCTGCACTCCGTGAGCCATCATCCGTTGCGCTTGTTCGATTGTAAAAGTTATAGGAAAATCCCAGTCTTTCACAAAACGAAACATAGAAGTTGTGTACCATTCTGAATCAATGGGAAAATACGGGATAAATTTAAATTTAATTTGATCTTTTAACAGATGGATGCGTTCCCATACTTGGTTAACAATCCAGATATCGTTTAAACAGATAAAAATATCGGGTTTTTCTTTTGCTACTACGTCGGGGAGTCTCCCGATACCGAATCGATCACCTGGATTAAGAGCGTTTGCTGGATAGACCTTAAACGGGAGGTCGTGAGGGTCTCCCATATAGTTGATGCCGAACGCAACTACTTCATTATCTTTACTAAGATGCTCTAGAACGCTATGCGTTACTCGGGCAAATCCAGTGTTAGAAAGGATATCTCCGTACCAGAGAATTTTTGCCATAAAACGGTAGAATCTTGCTAACAGTATACAGACACTTTTAGGGATATGCCCAGCAGAGAGACATTCGCTTATCGACGTGCTTTGAAACTACGTGCTCAGAGAGCCGTGGAAGATAGTGGTTCTGAGAATGTAATTGATAATGTTTTTACACGCGCACAGAGTGATTTTGCAACTTTCTGTACGCTTATGGATAAACCTCCTGCTCAGCATATGCTTCAATGGCATAGAGAGCTTATAACGGGAGAAAGCAATAGGTATTTACTTGATATTGCAGGTCCGAATACAGATATTTTGAGCCCACGAGGTTCGGCAAAAAGTACCTGTTTGAATTTGTTTACTGCCTGGTGTATCGGTCGTCATACAGCAGCACGTAGACCTTTGCAGATTATTTATGTGTCTTATAACGTTGCTACAGCTATACCAAAAAGCAGAATTATTAAACAAATTGTCGATAGTGCAACTTTTAAGAAAATCTTTCCGACTTGTAGGCTCAAGCCTGGTATGCAGAGTGACATCGGTTGGTCAATTGATTTTGAGTACGCAGGGATACCTCGTGTTGGCGATGAGGAGTTTACGCTACGTGCAGCAGGTTTGCGCGGTAGTATTACAAGTAAACGAGCGCATTTGTGTATAGTAGATGACCCTATTAAGTCATCTACTGACATACGCAACCCGGCAATTCGCGAAGAGCAGAACTCTAACTGGAGTTCTGTGATCGCTCCGATTATTTTTGAGGGTGGTCGCTCTATCTGTTTGGGCACTCGCTTCCATCCGCTCGATATTCATAAAACTATGTTTATTCCGCAAAAAGGCTGGAAGCAAGTTGTCCAAGAAGCCCTTACTTATAACGACTCTGGGGAGCCTATTAGTTATTGGCCTGAGCAGTGGTCCGTAGATTATTTAATTCAGCAGAAAGAACTGGACCCCGTGGCTTTTGCTTATCAGTATCAGCAACAGCCAGTTATGACTTCGGACTTGGTCCTTTCTCCTGATCTAATTGTCAAAGGAGAAGTTGTCACCGAGTTCGATTCTCTCGCTGTCGGGATTGACCTCTCTGCAAGCAAAAATGAGACCTCCGACTACACAGCCTTTGTGCTCGGAGGTCGTTTAAAAGACAAATACTATATTGTCGATGCGCACCAAGTGCGTTCCATAGGAAATCTTGAAAAAATAGACCTTTTATGTGACATGTTGGTTGAATGGGGCATTTTGCAGATGCAAGATGACCAGTATTTCCCAACCTATTCCACGATTACGCTTGTGGTTGAGTCTGTAGCTTATCAGGCTTCTCTTGCTGCTGATTTGCGAAGAGTACTACTAAATGAACGCGGTTTAAGTAACTTACATATTCACGAAGTTAAAGGTTTTAGGGGTGATAAGGTCGCTCGTTTTCGGGGTACTTTGGGACTTTTGGAGAATAAAAAAGTTATTTTTAACAAATATAGAAAGTTTGATGCGTTAGCTGATCAACTTGTTAATATAGGTGCCACGTCTCACGACGACCTTCTGGATGCTTACACCTGGCTTATGACTTTTCTTCAGAAACGCGGCAATTTTTCTATCGAGTATTGATATGTTTAAGTTTTTCATTGCTCTCACTGCTTATGATCCCCTGTCGCGCTTTGATCCTTTACTCCGTGCTCTTGAGGGTTATTCAGAATTGCCAGGCTGTAAAACAGTTTATATTTATGTTGATAAACCCCATGAAAAAGATGTTCCTGAGGTTAGTGAGCTTCTAGAGGCAAACGTAAAAGATTTAGACATATATTTTATAATAGCAGATGCTGCTTATGAGGGTTACTCACTTACTTGGGCTCACAAAGCTGATCTAAAATCTTTAGTTACTTCTAGTAGTTTTGATTTCTATATTTATGCTGAGAATGATATGCACTTTACTGAAAACAACTTTAACTATTGGCTTAAGTACAAAAATAAATTAAAACATTTAAATCTTGAGCCTGGTTTCTGTAGATATGAAGTCAAAGGAACCAGTAAAATTCCTTTTGATAACTATAAAAAATGGAATTTAACCGGTCTTACTTATAACGTTTGGGGAGATCGCCCTTATGAAGCCTCTACTTATTTATATTTAGAGGATCCTGATGTTTTGTGTTTTATTTCTTTAGGTAATCCGTATGCGGGCTTGATGATTCTTGACCAAGAGCAGGCTGAATCTTATATTGTCTCAGACAGCTGCGACCCGCACTCCAGCTATCTCAAGACCGCCCACAGAAACTGGCCTATTGCCGATAGGTCTTCTATGGGTCTAGCTTTTGAAGGGCTTAGTCCGCACCAAGAGCACCGCCGTGTGGTTCCACTCACAAGGACAGACTACGGATTAACAATTCCAGAGTTTGCTCTTGTTGAGCATATGGATACAAAGTATTCAAAGGAACTTGTAGGTGACCCCTCGTTAATAACGACTTTTTCGATGTTCGAGTGACTATGGAACAGGTAAAACATCCTGATCATTATGTTCAAGGCGATATTGAGTGCATTGATGCTATTCGTGCAGCACTAACGCCCGAAGAGTATCGAGGATTTTGCAAAGGAAACGCCCTTAAATATATTTGGAGGGAGCGGCATAAAGG